GGAAGGCACCATAGCGGGCGTGGTCAGCTTCGGCGACCGGACGGCCGCGATCTTCCAAGGGGCCTACGATGCGGCCGTCGCAATCTGGAGCAGTCTGCCCGGCGCCATCGGTGATTTCGCCTTCCAGGCCGCGAATGGGCTGATTTCCGGGGTTGAGGCGATGCTGAACGGCGTCGTCACGCGCATCAACAATTTCATCAACGGGTTGAACGCGGCACTGGAGCTGCTGCCCGACTGGGCGGTCGGCGAAGGCGGGGTGCGGATTGGCACGCTTGACCCGGTGGAACTGGCGCGGATCGGCAACCCGTTCGAGGGCGCGGCGACCGCTGCTGGCGCTGCAGCAGCGGATGCCTTCTCGGCGGCGTTGTCCCGGACTTACCTTGAGCCGCCCGACCTCGGGCTTGGAACGATGGCCGATGATGCCCGCGGCCGCGCCGACGGCTATCGCGAGGCGGCAGGCATGCTGGCCGATGCTGCCGGGCGTCCGCTGGCCAGTTGGCAAGCCTTGCGCGATGCGGTGACCGGCACCGGATCGGATGCAGAAGCCGCGCTGGCAGATGCCGCCAGTTCCGCAGATGCCCTGAACACTGAACTCGGCGACACCGCAGGCGCTGCCGGGAGTGCGGGCACTGCAGCGCGCGAAGCTGGCGCGGCGGCGGCTGACGGGGCTGATCAGGCTGCGACCGGCTGGGGCGCGGTGACTGCGGCACTCGCCGACTATGCTGCCAAGGCGCGCGATATCGGCGCTGACATCGGCCAGGCACTGGTCGGGGCCTTTACCTCGGCCGAGAATGCAGTCGGCGAGTTCGTCAAGACCGGCAAGCTCGACTTTCGCGATCTGGTCACCTCGATTATCGCCGATCTGGCCAAGCTGGCGGCGCGGCGGATCATCCTCGGGCCGATCGCCAACGCACTGTCCGGTGCCCTCGGCGGGGCTGGCGGGATCTTCGCCAACATCCTGCACGCCGGTGGCATGGTAGGATCGCCCGGCCCGGGTCGCATGGTCCCGGCGATGGCCTTCGCCAATGCCCCACGCATGCATGCGGGCGGCTGGGCCGGGATCAAGCCCGACGAGGTTCCGGCGATCCTGCAACGCGGCGAGCGTGTCCTCTCGCGCCGCGAAGCCGCAAGCTACGGCGGGTCCAGCGCGCCCGCCGTGAACGTCACCATCATGGCGCGTGATGCCGAAAGCTTCCGGCAGTCGCGCACGCAGGTCGCGGCCGACATTGCCCGCGCCGTGTCGCTGGGCCGGAGGGGCATGTGATGGCATTTCACGAGGTACGCTTCCCCGATAACATCAGCCGCGGGGCGCGCGGGGGGCCGGAACGGCGCACGCAAGTGGTCGAACTGGCCTCCGGCGATGAGGAGCGCAACGCCAGCTGGGCCAACTCGCGCCGCCGCTATGATGTGGCCTACGGCATCCGTCGCGCCGACGATCTGGCAGCGGTCGTGGCATTCTTCGAAGCCCGCAACGGCCGCCTGCACGGTTTTCGCTACAAGGACTGGGCGGATTACAAATCCTGCCTGCCGTCGCAGCCGGTCGCCCCGACCGACCAACCCATCGGCATCGGCAACGGTGCTGTCACGACCTTTGCCCTGCTGAAGCGCTACGCCTCCGGCGCGCAAAGCTGGACCCGCGCCATTGCCAAGCCGGTGGCAGGGACCGTCCGTCTTGCCCTGAACGGCGTCGAACAGATGACCGGCTGGAGCGTCAACACCGCCACCGGCAGCGTCACGTTCACCACTGCCCCCGGCGCGGGCGTCGCGATCACGGCGGGCTTCGAATTCGACGTCCCCGTCCGCTTCGACACCGACATCCTCGATGTTACGCTCGACCTTGAGCGGCTGGGGTCGATCACATCCATCCCGCTGTTGGAGATCCGGCGATGAACGAAGAAACGGGCTTTGTCGCCGCTGTGCTGCGTGACCTGGCGACCTCCACCGCCGTCATCCTGGCGGCTTGGGGCGCGCTTGGCGGGGCGACCAACGCCCTGACCACGCGGATGCGGCTGCGCGACGCCCTGCGCCACATCCTGCTCGGCGGTCTGATCGCGGCGGGGATGGGCAGCCTGTCCATGGCGGTCATCACCGCCTGGCTCAGCCTGCCCTCGCAGGCGATCCCGGCCGGGGGTGCGGCAGGGTCGGCCGCCTATCTGGTCGGCGTCTTCGGACCCGCCTTCATCGAGGTCGTCCTAGCCCGGCTGCGCAGCGGCAAGGGAGGCAACCCCGATGCATGAACTTCTCCGCCTTGCGCGCGCCATCCGCTGCGACGCGGCTGACCCGGCACAGGCCTTCAGTCACCGTCTTCGTATCGGCCTCCTGATCGCCGCCCTGATCCTGATCCTTTCCTCCATCTTCGGGTGATCCCATGCACATGACTGATCGAGGGCTTCTGGCCCTCGTCCGGCACGAAGGACTCGTGCCCGGACCCTATCTCGACGTCAAAAACGTCTGGACCTTCGGCATCGGCCACACTGCCTCGGTAGGGCCGCCCGATCCGGCAGGGATGCCGCGCGGCATGCCCGCCGATCTGGACGCCGGGATCCGCGAGGCGTTCCGGCTCTTCCGCGCCGATATCGTGGCCTATGAGGCCGAGGTGCTGCGCGCGGTAAAGGTGCCACTGGAACCGCACGAGTTCGATGCGCTGGTCAGCTTCCACTACAACACCGGCGGCATCGCGAAAGCGTCGCTGACCCGCCACCTGAACGCGGGCAACCGCGCCGCTGCCGCTCAGGCTTTCATGGGCTGGCTCCGACCCGCAGCGATCCGTATGCGCCGCGCGGCCGAACGCGATCTGTTCCGCGATGGCCGCTATCCGACCGGCACCATCCCGGTCTGGGCGGTGGATCGCAACGGACGGGTGGATTTCTCGCGACCGATCCGGCGAATGACTGAGACCGAGGCGCTGGCATTGCTGCGCCCGGCAAGCGTGTGGGTGCCGCCGACTCAACCGTCTGCTGCCCCGTCGTGGTGGCAGCGGCTGATGGAATTGTTCAATGGAAAGGCAACATCATGAACTGGAACCTCGCGCGCGGGCTGGTCTATCTGGCCTGTCTTGCCGCCTCCGGGCTGGCCATGGCCGGGCTGGCGGATTTCGATCTGGCGACCGGCAGCTTCGATCTGCGCCCCTTCAATCTCTACGCCTTGACCGGCACCGCCGGGGGCGTGGTTTCCTCGGCTTTGGCCTCGGTCGCGCTGTGGCGTGGGTGGGGGCGGAAGTGAAGGCGCTACCGCCCGCGCTTCAGGCCCATCTCGATGAGGGCACGACGTCGCTGGCCTGGTGCTGGCGGATCGTGCGGGCCGATGGGGTGACGCTCGGTTTCACCGATCACGACCGAACCCTGACGTTCGACGGCACCGATTTCGAGCCGGAGAGCGGTTTCGCGGCCTCCGAGGTGCGTTCTGGGTCCGACCTTTCCGTCGATGCGCAGGATGCCCAAGGTGTACTGTCTTCTGACCGGATCACCGAGACCGACATTCTCGACGGACGCTGGGACAACGCGGCCGTCGAGGTCTGGCGGGTAAATTGGGCCGCGACTTCCGAGCGCTTGCTGATGCGGCGCGGGGCCATTGGCCAGATCCGGCGCGGGCGGTTGGCATTCGTCGCCGAGGTGCGATCGCTGGCTCATGTCCTCGGTCAGACCGTTGGTCGAACGTTTCAGGCAAGTTGCGATGCCGCCCTTGGCGATGCGCGCTGCGGGGTCAATCTCGAGGCACCGGCGTTGAAGGGCACCGGCGCGATTATCGACCTACTGCGCGACCGTGCCTTTACCGCCTCCGGGCTTGGCGGTTTCACCTCAGGCTGGTTCACCTTCGGCACCCTCGACTGGACCAGCGGGGCCAATGCCGGGCGGCGGGCCGAGGTGCTGGCGCATGACCTCGTCGACGGCGTCGCCATCCTGACCCTGCTGGAAGCCCCTGTGCGCGCCATCGCCGCGACCGACACTTTCACCATCCGCGCTGGATGCGACAAGCGCATCGCGACCTGCGGCACGAAGTTCGGCAATGTCGCCAACTTCCGGGGCTTCCCCAACATCCCCGGCCAAGACGCAGTCCTGCGCTATGCCACCACCGATGGCGGGCACGAAGGGGCGGTACTGTGACACCCGTCAATGCCGATCTGGTCATCACAACCGCGCGGTCCTGGCTGGGAACGCCCTACCACGATCAGGCCAGCCTCAAGGGCGTCGGCTGCGATTGCCTTGGCCTCGCGCGCGGCGTCTGGCGCGAGGTGGTGGGGCCCGAACCGTTCCCGATCCCGCCCTACAGCCGCGATTGGGGCGAAAGCGGCCCGCGCGAGGTGTTAGCTGAAGGCGCGCGCCGCATGATGCCGGAAGTCGCACCCACCGACGCGTCACCCGGCGCACTGATCCTGTTCCGCATGATGCCGCGCGCCATTGCCAAGCATGTCGGCATCCTGACCGGTCCCGACACCTTCCTGCACGCTTATGAACGGCTCGGCGTCATCGAGGAACCGCTGACTTCAACGTGGCACCGCCGCATCGCCTTCGCCTTCCTCTTTCCCCAACGCTGAGAGAACTACATGGCCACGCTTGTCCTCGGCGCTGTCGGCACTGCCATCGGCGGGGCCTTTGGCGGCGCGATCCTCGGTTTCTCCGGCGCGGCCATCGGTGGCTTCATCGGCTCGACCGTGGGCTCTGTGGTCGACAGTTGGATCGTGTCGTCATTGGTCCCCGCCCAGCGGATCGAGGGCGCGCGGCTCGACACGCTGCGCATCACCTCGGCCACCGAAGGGGCGGTGATCCCGCGGCTTTACGGCCGGATGCGCATCGGCGGCAATATCATCTGGGCCACCGATTTCCGCGAGGAGACGAAGACCACCACCCAAGGTGGTGGCAAGGGCGGCGGGGGCGGCAAGGTCAAGACGACGGAATACCTCTATTATGCCAGCTTCGCCGTGGCGCTCTGCGAGGGACCGATCACCGGCATCGGCCGCGTCTGGGCCGATGGCAAGGCGATGGACATGACCGGCGTGACCTGGCGCTGGTATCCCGGCAACGAGGCGCAGACGGCCGATCCCTTCATCGCCGCCAAGATGGGGGCCGCCAATACACCCGCCTATCGCGGTACGGGTTATGTCGTGTTCGAGGATATGGCGCTGGCGACCTTTGGCAACCGCCTGCCGCAGCTGTCGTTCGAGGTGTTCCGCCCGCTGGCTGATCCCGACACCGCCGAAGGCCTGACCCGCGCCGTCACCCTGATCCCGGCCTCGGGCGAGTTCACCTATGCCACCGACGCGATCCGCAAGGGCAGCGGCGGTGCCACGGTTGCCGAGAACCTGAACGCGCTGCCAGATCAGCCCGACATCGTCGTGGCGCTGGACCGGCTGCAGGCCATGGCCCCGGCGGTCGAGAGCGTCAGCCTCGTCGTGGCCTGGTTCGGCAACGACCTGCGCGCGGGGGTCTGCAAGGTGAAGCCGGGTGTCGAGGTCGCCTCCAAGGCCACCACCCCCGCCAATTGGGAGGTCGACGGCGTCAGCCGGGCCAGTGCCCATCTGGTCAGCCGTGATGCCGAAGATCGGCCGGTCTATGGCGGCACGCCGGCGGATTTTGCGGTGGTGCAGGCGATCCAGGAGATGAAGGCGCGCGGTCTGCGCGTCACGCTCTCACCCTTCCTGCTGATGGATGTGCCGCCTGGCAACACGCTGCCGAACCCCTACAGCGCCAATGCCGCCACGCCCGGTCAGCCTGCATTTCCCTGGCGGGGACGGATCACCTGTTCTCCGGCAGCGGGTTTTACCGGATCGGTCGACAAGACCGGCACGGCCGCAACGCAAGTGTCGGCGCTGTTTGGGACGGCGACGCCGGGGAATTTCAGCGTGTCGGGCGAGAGCGTCAGCTTCACCGGCTCGCCTTCCGACTGGGGTCTGCGCCGCATGGTGCTGCACTACGCGCACCTTTGCGCAGCTGCGGGCGGGGTCGATGCCTTCCTGATCGGCACCGAGATGCCCGGCCTGACCACCATCCGCTCGGGGGCCAGCAGCTATCCAGCCGTCACCGCCTTGAAGGCCCTCGCGGCCGATGTGAAGGCGGTCCTCGGGGCGGGCACCAAGATTGGCTATGCCGCCGACTGGTCGGAATACTTCGGCCATCATCCGCTGGACGGCAGCAATGATGTCTATTTCCACCTCGACCCGCTCTGGTCGGATGGCAACATCGACTTCGTGGGCATCGACAATTACCTGCCGCTGTCGGACTGGCGCGATGGCTTCGACCATGCCGATGCGCTCGAAGGCTGGCCCGCGATCTACGACCGTGCCTATCTGCAGGCGAACATCGTGGGCGGTGAAGGCTTCGACTGGTTCTATGCCAGCGCCGCCGACCGGTCCGCGCAGATCCGCACGGCCATCACCGATGGCGCGGCTGCGAAGCCGTGGGTCTTTCGCCCCAAGGATATCCGCGCCTGGTGGCAGAGCCAGCATTTCAACCGGCCGGGCGGGGTGGAGACCGGCACGCCGACCGCTTGGGTGCCGCAATCGAAGCCCATCCGCTTCACTGAACTGGGCTGCCCCGCCATCGACCGGGGCACGAACCAGCCCAACGTCTTCTTCGATCCGAAGTCGTCCGAGAGCTTCACGCCGTATTTCTCGCGCGGCTGGCGCGATGACGCGATCCAACGGGCCTACCTCGAGGCGAGCTATCTGCATTGGGGTGACCCGGCCAACAACCCGATCTCCACCGTCTACGGCGACCGCATGGTGCATGTGCCGGAATGCGCCGCATGGACCTGGGACGCGCGGCCCTATCCTTTCTTTCCCGAACTGACCGACGTCTGGACCGATGGCCCGAACTGGCGGCTCGGTCATTGGCTGACCGGGCGGCTGGGCGCGGTGTCGCTAGCGGCCCTCGTGCGCCATCTTTGCCTGCGCGCCGGAATGCCCGAAGCATTGATCGACGTGTCCGGCCTCTGGGGGGCTGTCGAAGGTTACGCCATCACCGCCTTGGAAGCCCCGCGCTCCTCGATCAGCACGCTGGCCCGGCATTTCGGGTTCGATGCCATCGAGACGGAAGGCATGATCCGCTTTGACATGCGCGGGCGGGCGTCCAGCATCACGCTGACCCATGATGACCTCGTCGCGTCCCGTGAGGGTGAGGCGCTGGAACTGGTCCGCGCGCAGGAAACCGAATTGCCGCAGGCGCTGAAATGGCAGGTGGCCCGGGCCGACGAGGACTATGACGCGGCGCTGGTCGAAGCCCGCCGCATCACGGTCGACACAACACGCATTGCCTCGGAAAGCTTTCCGATGGCGATCCCGCCCGAGGAGGCCGAACGCCGCTGCCGCCGCGCGCTGATGGAAGCCTGGATCGGCCGCGAGAGCGCGACCTTCCGCCTTCCGCCATCGCGGCTGGCGCTTGACCCGGCCGACGTGATCCGGCTGGTGCATGACGGCCGCGAGATCGAGTTGCGGCTGGTGTCCATCGCCGATTCCGATGGGCGTGGCATCGAGGCTGTCCGCCAGGACCGCGCCGCCTA